ATGTCCGCCGAGCAAGCAGACCGCATGCGCGAGGCGTCGATGGAGTTGCACGACGCGACGATGCTGGCCGGCGGTCCCATGGGCGCCGAGGCCGGGACCGGCGCGGTGGCGCTGGCGTCGAGGCGGGGACTGGCGAACCCGCCGCCACCGTCGAGGGGGTTGATCAACGCGACGGGTGAAGCGCCAGGGCCGGTCTCGATCCTGAAGGACGGCACGATCCTCTCCGGCGAAACGCCGGTCGGACGCGTGAAATACGACCACGGCGATGCATCCACGCGCATTGGCGACATCGCCATCAATCCATCGATGCAGAACCAGGGCATCGGCTCTCAGGTGATCCGTCAGATCCAGGACGAGGCGGCGGCGCGCGGCAATCCGGTCGTGCTGTCCACCGACGCGTTCCGCGGCCCGCAGGCACAGGCGGACCAACTACGGCTCTATCAGCGGCTGGGGTTTGAGCCGAACACCGGGCCGGGTCAGGTGTCGGAGCGGATTGGCGGCAGGAAGATCGCGGAGGACCTGGTGTGGCAACCGCCCGGCTTCACGGCCTACCACGGCAGCCCCCACGAGTTTCCGCCAACCGCGCGCAATCCGTTGGGAGAGTTCGACCCGGTAAAGATCGGCACGGGCGAGGGCAGTCAGGCCTTCGGGGTTGGCGCGGGATATCTCGGTGAGGCGGAAAACACGGCGAAATATTATCGCGACAGGTATGGGCCGCAGGCTGATCCAAAGGTCCAGGCGGCGGGTGACGAGTACAACAACGCCCACGCCGCGTTCGATGGCTCCGTGGCTGCCCGCGCCAGGGTCGAAGCCGCCGAGCGGGCGTTGCAGGACGCGGAGGCGAACGCGCCACCAGGCCATATGTATGAGGTTAAGGTCCACGCGGACCCGGCCAGATTCCTCGACTGGGATCGACCGTTGTCGCGGCAGCACCCCGATGTCCAGGCGGCGTTGGCGAAGATCAACCCCGATATGTATCACCCATCGTCGGGCGACTACGATCCGTCCGAGAGCGGTCAGATGATCTATCACCGCCTGGCGTCCCGGTCTTCGCAGGCTGATGCGTCGGCGGCGCTGAACGCGGCCGGTGTTCCCGGGATTCGATACCTTGACGCCGGCAGCCGCGGCGCGGGCGAGGGTAGCCGCAACCTCGTCGTGTTCGATCCCGCCAGGATGGACATCATCCGCCGGTACGGCCTCGCGGGCCTCATGGCGGGCGCGGGCGCCGCCGCCACGCAGGGGCGAGACCAGACCCAGTGAGCGACTTCTTCCCGCAGCCCGACCCGCCGTTCGACCTCGGCCCGGTGGACCGCGCCAGCCCCCTGTGGCGGCGCCTGGAAGGGTGGCTCGCCAGCGAACTGGACAACGCCCGGCGGCGCAACGACGCGACACGTCCGGAACTCGACACCGCGATGCTGCGAGGCGAGATACGCGCGATCAAGCGATTCCTCGCGCTGGGACAAGATCGGCCAATATTGACCGATGCCGGAGAGGACACACCGCGAGGCGTGTCCGGACTGTGGAGTAACTCATGAACGAAGACGAACACGACACCACCACTGATGACGCGGCTGCCGAGGCTGCCTTCGCGGGCGGGTTCGAAGCCGAAACGCCGAAACGTCCGGAGCCACGCGCCGCCCCCGGTAAAGATCAGCCCGCGGAAACCCCACGGGAGATCAAACCGAACGGCAAGGCGGACCCGGACTACGTCCAGATCACGAGGTCGGACTGGGATAACGTGAGGACCGCCGCGGCAAAGACGGCCACATATGATCAACAGCTTTCCAAAGCGTTCGGGACGATCGGCAACCTACAGAAAGTCATCAATGGCCTGCGCGACCAGACGCCGCAGGGTCGCAAGATCGAGGTATCGCGCGAAGCGTTTGCCGACCTGGAGCGCGATTTCCCCGAACTGGCGAATTCCACGCGGGCCGCGCTGGAGCGCGCTCTCTCGGGCGTCAACGGGAACGGCGCTGATCCCGCCGTCATCCGCCGCATGCTCAATGAACACGCGTCCGAGCGTGAGGTGGAGGTCCTTGAAGACGCCCATCCTGACTGGCGGGACATCGTCGGCGCCGTCGATGTCTCCCAGCAGATGCCAGATCCCAATAACCCCTTCCGCAAGTGGCTGGCGACCAAGGACGCCGGTTACCAGCGGCGGATCAACGGCACTGAATCAGCCGCCGTGGTGATGCGCGCGATCAACCTGTTTCAGCGCGAGACGCAAACCAGGACGCAGACGCGCCAGGCGCAGGCGGCTCGCGCCGACGCGCGCACTGACCGCATCCGCCAGGCCGTGCAACCACGCGGCGATGGGGCGGCACCCGCCGCCGACGCCACCAACGACGTTGAGGCCGCTTTCGAGTCTGGCTTCAAAAACCGCTGACACGCCTACGCCGACGACCGGTTCATTCCGGCCTGTGACCGACGCCATTTGACGGCGGTTCCCGTGAATACCTCAGAAAATCCTCTTCACAGGAGCGCCAACCATGGCAATGCAAACGTTTGGCATGACGACTGCCCGACTTGCGAAATTCAAGGGTGAAATACTTTCGCACGCCGTGCCGCAGGAAGTATTGGGCCGCAGCGGGCGCCAGATCCCAATGCCCAAGAACAACTCTGACACGTACGTCGCGCGCCGCTGGCTGCCCTATGGCGCCACCGGGGCCACGGCCTCGTCGCAGAACCAGTTTTTCCAGAACGGGCCGGGCGATCGGGGTAATATCATTGCCCAGGCGCACCAACTCTCCGAGGGCGTGACTCCGCCGCCGGATTCCATCGTGCCGTTGGACATCACCGTGGTCGTGCAGCAATTCGGCTGCCTCTACGGGTTCTCAGACAAGACCTACAACTTGTATGAGGACGACATCCCCAAGGCGATGATCGAACAGGCTGGCGAGCGGATGACGTTCGTCAACGAAATGATCGCCTACGGCGCGTTGCGGGCCTGCACCAACGTCTACTACGGCGGCGCCGGGACATCGATCTCCACGACCAATGGCGGGCTGACGCTGGGCCTCATCCGGCGCATCGCGCGGAATCTTCAGGCCAACCATGGCAAGCCCGTCAACAAGGTTCTGAAGGCGAGCCAAAATTTCGGCACCGACCCGGTCGCCGAGGGCTTCACGGTTTACAGCCACACCGACCTTGAGCCTGACATCAGGGACTTGCCCAACTTCGTGCCCGCCGAGGCCTACGCGTCCGGATCGCCAATCCAGAACGAGATCGGCAAGTGCGAGCGGTTCCGCTTCATCACCTCGGCGGATCTCCCGTCCATCCAGGACGGTGGCGCTGGGGTGGGCGCCACCGGGCTATCGTCCACCACGGGCGCGAATATCGACATCTACCCGTTCATCGTCACGGCGCAGGACGCCTGGGGGCAGATCGCGGTGCGCGGTCTCGGCGCGCTCGATCCGACATTCATTCCGCCCGGCGACAAAACCAAGTCTGACCCGCTGGGCCAGCGCGGTTACGTCGGCTGCGCGTGGTGGAAGGCCGTGATGATCGAAAATCAAGGCTGGATGGCCGTTGGCAACGTCGGTTCCAAAGTATTGGTCTGAGTGATCAAGTAAAGGAGGCATCCAATGCTTGACACGATGAACAGATACCTCGCCGGCTTCAGGGAAGTGCGGTGGGCGCATGCCCTGCGCTCCTGCCTGATTCCGATCGGCGATCGTATGTCCTCGCAGGCTCTCACGCCCGCTGGCCTCGTCGTCGGCACAACTGACACCACGACGGCGAAGATCGGCGCGGCGGCGTTCCAGGCCTGCGCCAACGGTCGCATGGTGACGATCGCCGCCGGCACCGAATTGCCGAAACCGCTAGGCCTCAACGTGACTACCGGGTTTTTCGGCATCGGGTGCTGGTTCACCGACAGCGCGGGCACCGTGACGTTCGCGCCCGGTCCCAACGGCACGACGGCGGGTAGCGCGGGGTTCCCGCAATTCCCGCGTGGGCAGGCGCTGATCGGCTTCATCACCGTGACGATCAGTGGCTCTTACATCGGCGGCACCACGCCACTGAGCGGCGCGACCACCGCCTATTTCTCGCCCACCGGGGCGTTCGATCCGACGATCCTCGTTTGAAAGGGGAATGAAATGGCTACCCTCAACTTTGATTATGGTGTCACACAGAACCTGTCCAATGCGGGTGTGGTCGCCGGGACTACCTCGACCTACACGACGACGGCGGCGACTGTTTGCGCGATCCAGGGCAAGTTCGCGACCCCCCTGGCGGCGCAGACCGCGCAGCCGACGCCAACCACCGACGCGGTCACCGGGCAACCGTTTGTCGCCGTGCCGCCGAACAGCACATGCGTGCTGGTCCTCGGCGTTAACGCCGCTGGCGTGATCCAGATGGCGCAGGGACAGATCCTGCCGACCACCACTGGCGTCACGACCACCGTGGGGGCGTTTCTGCGCGACCCGCAGTTCCCGCCGATCCCCGACAATTTCTGCGCGCTCGCCTACACGGTCGTCCGGACGGCGCCCGCCGCGGCGCCATGGATTCCGGGCACGGGCGCGTGGACCGCGTCGGGCGTGACGGCCACGACCTTCCAGAACGTCAGTCAGCTACCCAGCCGGCCACAACTTAGCTGATGGCGCGGGCGCCGCGGTCCCTGTCCCCCCCTGGCCGCGGCGTCACTTCCCGAGGAGACAGACATGCCGCCGTTTCAGAAGAAAGAAGCCCACAACAGCGATGTCGCTGTCGAGCAATATGAACCCATCGCCGACCCAAAGGATTACGATGGCGATATCATCCTCGCGGACAAGGACCTGATCGCCAAGGACTACGCCGATGAGTTGGCTTTTATGAACGAACCGATCGAGATCCGCCTGCAACCCTCGACTGACAGGAACGCCGCCATGTCGTTTCCCGTGTGGGTGAACGGCAAGCCAGCCGAGGTGATGACCAACGGGCGCTGGCGAGAATTGGGCTGGCTGCCGGTGGCGACGAACCTCAC